AGAATTTGTATTCAGGTATTATTTGGCCATTTTGCCTGTTAGTTTTTGAAATGAACCGGAGTTTGTTTTCACTATCAAACGCAAACCATTCAGGCGGTTTGCCAATGATATCAACCGGCAATATGAGGTTGCCGCTTTTTTGCCATATAATTTCCAGAGGCTGGTAGCCCCAGAATGGAGCATCAAGTATTTCAGATATTATTTTATAGATATCCAGGTCTTGAAATATTTTAGCTATGGTTTTGGCCTGATTGGATTTTGTTTTACCTCTGTCTATATCCCACTCCAGTGAAAGCACCCCAGCTTTCCGGGATTGAAGACACGCCCAGACGTGTGCATCAGACAAAAGCTCTTTGTATATTGTAATGTCTTTACCCTGTTTTTTAAGAATCGGATCAGGATCCGGGAGGTTCATCGACAGGTTAAAATAGTTAATTGCCCTCTTTCTTGTGGCCAGTTCTTCTGAGAGAGGCTTTTTGGACTCGTTAAACAAAATATATTGAGTTTCGTTGATCCAGAGCTTTTTTTGCATGATGGTTGCACCTTGTTTGAAATATCCTCTCAACCCTTTTGCAAAGCGTTGCATTTTGATGTTTTTGGGTGAAGATGTGGTTTGATATCTCTAGAGAGAGAAGGGGGCTTAAATCGCCTGTGAGGGCAAATTGCGAATTTAGTAGTACTTGGTGGTGTCATAGGTTTCTCTTTTCTGGCGGGAGGTAACGTAAATAGGGCCTGCATTCGTGTGAGCTGCATAAAGAGCAAGAGCGAGAGCCCAAAAACGATCGGCGTGACCAGCGGCTTCTGTATTGGCGACATCAAAGCGAATATTGCCTGAAATGGTCGTTACTTTTCTCACAGAGTGGAGATCCTCTCGGATGATGTTATCAGAAGGAATATAGACGGTTTTGTCTTCAAAGTTCGTTCGGAGGTTGTATGCAAGCTCTTCTTTGGCTTTAGCGGTAAACGTGATGGGTTCGACTCGATACTGGCCGAAGTTTCGTTGAGCGGATTCAGCCAGTTGCATCCCAAGACCGGTGGCATCAATACAGCAGCGTCTCAGGGTTTTATGCTTCAGGACAGAGGAGAGGATCTCTTCCTGGAGATGAAACGGCGTTTTCTCAAGCTCAATCACTTTTCGGGTATATTTAACATTCCCAAGTTTTTCGAGAAGCCAAATCACTGAGAGATCTTTCTTGCGACCAATATCCATGCCGACAAACAAGTCTTCGGAAATTCCTAATAGTTCAGAAATGAGAATATTATCTAATTCACAGGAGTGGATAAGCTCATACGTTAAAAAGGCTGTGGCTTCATCAATAGCTATACAGCAATATTCCTGCTGCCAGGTATTTTCATCAAAACAATTGGATCGTTGATCTTCAAGCCAGGCTTCTTTTTCTTCTTCTGTAGCCACTTTACCAAGTATTTTATCGACCAACCCTTCAGTAACAGCAAGTTGAATGGGCGTGGTATGCAGAGACCAGTTTAACTTTCCTCGCTGGGTTTCTTCGACAAACTTGTAATACCGGCAGTTTTTGCCGTTATGGGTCGACAAAATCCTGAGCGGAAAGCCCCAGGTGATGCAGGGCCTTGCAGCCTTCCAGAGATCATCCTGGCTATCGTGATGGGCAAACTCATCCAGGACAACTTTGCCGCCTTTACTTCTGAACCCTTTAGGATTAGATGACAGAGCGTGAATTTTGGTGCCGTTGGCAAACTCAATCACGAAAGCTTTAATGTCTTTTTCAGAATCAATCACCACCTGCCCCAGCGGTTTTGCAGCCATATTAAAAAGTTTTGTCCACTGCTCACAGTAGGCAATATATTCTCTGGCAGCGGATTCATCGGCAGAGGAAAACCAGACCGCCGGCACTTTTTTCGAGACACAGTCTCTCACATCTTCATAGGATTGAACGTAGGTCGCTCCGATCCGTCTCGATTTTTCCCATATTTTAATCGGGCTTTCATCTGCCAGCCATCTTTTTTGATATAATAAAAAATAGTTATTTTTGTTCATTAATTTTTTTCTTCATTGAGGTAAATATGGAAAATTGGATTAATTCTGCTTTTTTGTTGACGTTAGGAGGTATAATAGGGTTTTTGGTAGATAAAGGGTTAAATCTTCTATCTTTAAAGAATGTTCAAGATAACTTTTATGCAGAGCCTTTTCTAAAAGTTAAATCTGAAAGAATTATAGGATTATCAGATTGTCTCTGCCTACTGAAGTACGAATTAACTAAACCATCTCCTAATGTTGATAAACTTAATAAGCTAATTTTTGAGTTTGAAAACTTAACTGCTCTACTTAATGCATCCCTCAACCAAGAAAATATTAAAATACTGGCTGATTTAGATAACGAATTAAAGGAATGCGCAAGTAATTCAGACAGAACATTAGATAAATTTAACAATCTATTTGACCAGTCTCTAGATATGCTCCGTAAGTTTAGTCCTAAAGACCATCTATTTAGGAGAAATAAATTATTCAAGATTTAACACCTCTCTTTCAATAAGTTTTACAAGATCTTTAGTGAGGCCTTTGTTTTGCTCTTTTTCGTCTGATTTTGCGGCAATATCTTCATATTCTTTGACTTTGGTGATTAAAGGAAGGAGACGGGTAAAGGTATACAGCCTGCCGGAATCAACTTTTTCCCCGGCTGCGAGATCGTCTTTTATCGAAGTCATCAATTTTCGTGAAAACTCGTAGAGTTCTTCGTGGAAGGAGAGTTTGCTTTTGAGATACTTTTTTCGTTTGGTTTCCCAGCCGCCCATATTTTTCCAGATCCTGACGGTCTTTTCATTCAACCTGAGTTTGGAGGCAATCTCATTGATCGTCATTTGCTCAATGACATAAAGCCTTTCTGCTTCAGGAAAATGAATATCCCTCTTAGCCAAGATCCTCCTCCAGGTGTTTAATTTTGGTCTTTAACTCTTTCATTGCCTCAATATTGCTTTTGAGACGTTCGATCGCCTGCAGGGCTTTGTCAATCTCTAATGTCGTCAAATCATCTTCATAAGGAGAGATATACGTTCTAATCAGGATAATCAACCCGGCAGAATCGGCATCGAGCTTTTTGAGTTTCTGTTTTGATTCAGAGAGCAAGCCTTTCAGTTTGAGTCTTTCAATGTTCATCGCCTTTAGAACTCCTTTTTACAAGCGGGCACCACTGGTTTGAATCCATCTTTTCAGAAATTTTCGTCAGCAGGGTTGAATGGTACTGGTTCGTCTCTAGCATCTCCTGCAGGAGCGAAAAATTACGCTCTTCTCTTTTTGACTGCTCTTCAATCAGCTTTTCAAACGTCTTAACCTGCGCCTGATGGTAGAGATACCAGATAAAAAAGATCAGGCCGGGAAACCCGACACTTTTGATCACCTCAAGAATAAGGGTAAATTCTTGCATCTTTTTTCCTCTTTTTCTTCACAGTAACGGATCTGAGGCGGCCAATTCAATGTCACTGTTCCCGGAACGGTTCCAGGAATCATTCCAGGAATGGTTCATTTGAAATGGCCTGCATTTGGGGCTTATACTGCCTTTTAAGTGAAATGCAATGCGAAAGGAACCTTTATGAATAAAGGGAAAAAACTCTGGAAGTCGAAAACATTCTGGTTCAACATAGCCGCAGCCGGGCTCTCTCTTGTGATGGCCAAAGCCGGTATTGTGGTTGACCCTGCCCTGCAAGGCATGGTTATCGGTGGTGGAAATACCCTCTTAAGGGTCATCACCAAACAGCCCGTAAACCTCTAGGAGTTTACTTATGAAGTTTTTTGAAATATTTAAAGCCGGTAACTACCCCCAGGGAGCCTTTACAGAGTCCGATATCAACTCTCTTTGTTCTCACTACGACCCTTCCTTCTGTGAGGCTCCCCTTACTTTAGATCACACACAGAAAGGCCCGGCGTATGGCTGGGTAGACTCATTGAAAAATGAGAACGGCAGTCTTAAAGCCTCCTTCAGGGATGTGACAGAAGATCTCAAAGAATTCGTTCAATCCGGCAAGTATCGAAAGGTGTCTGTAGAAATTTACAGAGATCTTGAAGGTAGAAAGCCGTATCTAAAAGCTGTTTCCTTTTTAGGAGCAGCCATTCCGCAGGTTAAAGGCATGGAGCCAATCGAGTTTAAAGAATCACCCTCAGACATCTATACGTTCGAAATAGAAGAAGAATCCACGGAATCCAAAGAGCTGCAAGAAATTCAAGAGAATATTCAAAAACTGAGTACCTCTGTGAGTTCTTTTAACGAGCAGCTTGATAAACTCAATACCCCTGAAAACAAAGAGATTCAGGAAGCCAAAATACAAATTGTCACCCTGCAAGAAAAAGTAGAAGATCTCAGCCAGAAACTTTCTCAGTATCAAGAGAGTGAAAAGCTCCGTCAAAAATCAGAAGAAGAGCTTAAAAGCCTCAAAAGTCAGATGCGTCAAAAAGAATTTGAGCAGTTTCTTGATGAGTATCTCTCAAAAGGCACGCTCACGCAGGCTCAAAAAGATCAAATGATAGCTGTCTTTACGAGTCTTGATACAATCCCCTGTTTTGAAGAAGAAAATCAAGCGATCAACTCCTTAAAAGAGCTTGTGAAATCGCTCCCTAAACAGGTGGTATTTGAAGAGCTCGCCACTAAAACCAATCAGGCAGTGAGTGACCCGGATATTTCTCACTTTGAAAATGCCAGCGAAGAAAGCCTGGCTCTCTACAAAGAAGCCAAAACCCTCAGTGAAACAGAAAACATCTCGTTTCGAGATGCCCTACTCAAGATTAACAGGAGGTGGCAGTGCCACTGACCACATAAGGGGCAAGCCCCTTCGCCTACTTCGTAGGCTACCCCATACAATAACATTTATATGTCACCAATAGGAGTAAATAATGGGACGACTTGAAGATCTACGGATTAACGCCTATCTCTCGGAAGTTGCCCGGGGATATAAAAATAACGCTTTTATTGCCGATGCGCTCTTCCCTGAAATAGAATCAGAGCTTGAAAAGGTAGATATCTTTGAATTCAATAAAGAAGCCTTCTCTGTCTATAACACAGAAAGAGCCATCCGGGCCAATTCAAACGTTGTCAGCCCCAAAGGATTCACCAAAAAGACCACCACACTCACCGAACATGATCTCGCCTACCCAATCGATTACAGGGAAGAGGAAGAATCCAAAAAGGTTAAACTGCAACTCCACGCCACCAACGTGGTCACAGAAGGCTTAAGACTGAAACACGAAAAGCAATGTGCTGATCTTGTCCAGGATGCCGATAAATTTCCGACAGGGCATAAAGTAACATTATCAGGCGATGATAAGTTTTCTAATTACGGTGATGATACCACCCCTGCCTCTGATCCTGTTGGGGTGATTGAAGATGCCAAAGATACAATCGCCGGTAAAATTGCCCAGGACCCTAACACAATGGTCATCGGCCATGAAACCTGGAAAGTACTCAAACGCCACCCACAATTACAGGGCCTCATTAGCAATAACCAAAATAAAATTGTGACCTTAAACTTCCTCAAAGAAATCTTTGAAATACCTAATATCGTAATCGGCAAAGCTGTTTTTGTCGATGAAGCGGATAACTTTGTCCGGGTCTGGCAGGATAATATCGTCCTCGCTTATGTCCCGATGCTTAATTCCAGAACGGAATACGACCCAGCCTTTGCCTATACAGTAAGAAAGAAAAACTCCCTCTACATTGACGAGTACGAAAAGGAAGGCAACAAAGTGAAGTATATCCGGGCTACTGATATCTATACACCATTCCTTGTCGGTGCTGAAGCTGGATACTTGATTAAGGATACGAATTGAGGTAGCTGTTAACCTTTAGGTTTTACAGATACCTCATCCCGAGGAGCACCTTTGGTGCGACGTGGGGATCTACTCTAACATCAAAGAAGGATCTCCCTAAAGAGAAGGAAAAAACAAGTGAAATACAAAGTCAAACATATTGATATCAGGCACCGAAAAAAGCTTTACCCGGAAGGCTCGATCATTGAGCTGGAGGAAGAGAACGCTGAAATCCTTGCCCCGTATCTTGACACTTATCAAGAAGAACCCAAAAGCAAAAGAGGCAAGAAATCAACAACTGCGGAGCCTGATATACCCTCAGAATCTTCAGACAATCAGGAGAATAAAGAATGAGTGTTAAATTAATGAAACCCGGTGTGGTGGAGAGTCTTCAGGCTCAAGCCAACCTGGTTAAACACAGATTTATAGGGTTTGATGGCAATTATTGCGTAGCGGATGCCAAATCACTCGGTGTCTCTCAAACCGACACAGAACAGCTTCAACAATGCCCGGTTATCGTCACAGGCATTGCCCTCATTGAATCAGGCGAAGCCATTAACGCTGGAAATCCTCTTGTGTCCGGAACCGATGGTGTGGCTCTGGTCGCTGCAAACCTGGCTGTTTCTGTTGCAGTTCCTACCGGCGCAACACCTGTTACCTCTGATGCGGCACAACCGGATCTCACAGAAACCATCACTGGATCTGTCACCCCGCAGGCCATTAACGGCTATGCTCTTGATGATGCCAGCGATGCCGGAGAAATTATTCGAGTTCTGGTGGCCTAATGCCTTACTGTGATTCTTACGATATCCTGCAAGTTCTCCCGGAAGTAGAAATTATTCAACTTACGGATGATACCAATACTGCTATTAACTATGACGTTCTCAACGCTGCCATAAGTTTTGCAGACACGACCATCAATAGCTATCTCCGCTCCCGTTATACGCTCCCCCTCTCTGAAATACCTGAACTCATTAAAGTCTTTGCCATAGATTTGACGATCTACAGGCTTCATTCAAGGCGGATGATCCGTGAAATGCCTGAAAGTATCCTCAATTCATATAAAACAGTTATCGCAGAATTGGGCAAGATTCAAAAAGGCATCGTCTCCTTGGGCCTTGAATCAGAATCTGAAGATACGCAACTCTCTGACCATCGGGAGTTTGTCTCCAACAAAACAAGCACCGACAGGCTCTTTTCAAATGAGGTCTTAAATGATTATTAAAGATTTAGAAACTGCCATTGTCAATAAACTCAAAGATGCTTTGCCTGATCTGCTTGTCGAGGCGTACCCGGATCATCCCTCCAGTTTTAAGATGATCCACCCGAAAGGGGCTGTGCTTGTCCATTATTCAGGATCTAAATTTCTCCCCTCCCTTTTTGAAGAGGTCATCGTCCAGGAAAGAAAAGTTTCTTACGACCTTATCATTTTAAACCGTTCTCTGAGAGGCAATGGCGGTATTTACGACACAATGGATAAAGTTCGAGAAGCCTTGACTGGATTTCAGACAGAGGACACCACAAAGTTTTACCCGCTCGAAGAAGAATTTATCCTTGAAGAAAATGGCCTCTGGCAGTACGGCATGAGGTTTGAAAGCTTTGCAAAACACATAGAAAAAGGATACGAGATTTAAGGAGATAAAAAATGACGTTTATAGCACCCAATAGTGTGAATATAAAAAGGCTCAGCCTCGGTGGCGGGACGGTTTTTCTCTCGCCTAATCCGGTCACCAGTAAAGCCAGTCTCCCCACAGACTTTAGAAACCTCGGCACGATCGACAAAGATAACACGAGCGAGTTTAATTTCCAGATGGATAAACTCCAGTGGAAAGCAGGGACACCCAGTAAAACCGTCTATGAAGCCATCATCAACCAGGAAATTTCGTTTGCCTCCCAGCTTTCAGAAATAGATGTCAATAGTTTAATGCTGGCTCTGAATACACTTCCTACGCCCACGTATGGGACAGGTTCTACAACAATCCTCGCCACACCAGCCCCGACGGCCTCAACCTTTACCCTTTCTGAAGCAACCAACTTTGCGATCGATAAACTCATTGAGATTGATCTTGATCCAGCAGGCTCAGGCGATAAACACTATAGACGCCTTAAGCTTCTCTCCGGGGCTGATGTTACCCTCGATGAAGCTCTCAAAGAAGCACCGGTTGAAAATGACACTGTCAAGGAAGTCTCCAAGATGGAGTATATGCTCGGCAATTCCACCACACCGCTATACTATGGGTTCAAATTTGAGAAAAAACTCCCCATCCTCAAACAAAAACTGACAATCATTCTCTTTAAAGTTGCGATGTCTGGTCAAATTGCTCTCAGCTTCCAGGATGATGTGAAAAACATTATCCCGGTGAATTTCTCCTCAGTTTCAGATCCAGCGGTAGAAAGTGGAGCTCTTGGTGTCGCCTATCTCGAACCGCTAGCATCCTAATGATACTCAAATACAAAGGAAAGACAATGACGAAGAAAACCCTTGAAACCATAGCATATAAAATTCCGACAGACGGCAAAATTAAAATTGTCGACAGGGAAGTAGATCTTCTCCCAATGCCGTTTGAATATGAAAAACGCTTTCTCCACCTTATTGGAGAGCTTCTCAATAAAACCATCAAAGCGAAAGCCCCGGATGGAGGCCCAAACCTCTCAACCGTTTTAAGTTCACTCCGTGACCTCCTGACCGATTCTCTCTCTTTTGAGTGGCTAGAAATCCTTCCTGATCTTGTGAAAATCATTGCTGATGCCTATCAACTTGGCTTTACCCGTGAAACCATCAAAGACAAAATGTCCATTCCCCAGATGATCGAGGCTATTGTTTGTCAATTTGAGTGCGACCGCACATCGAGCGAGATAGCCTCGAATTTTTTTCAACGCATCACCAAAAAGATCCCCAATATCGATCAGTTCACAACACTGCTGGCAGTGATCAACAGCATTGTGAGTTCTCAGAATACACCCTCTTCGAGCGACTTGCCGAGCGATACGGAACCACCCCGGGATGCCTGATGAGACGCTATGCCTGGGCTGAAATCCTTATCTTGCTGCATATTGTCCTGAAAAATACTGAGAAAAAGAAAGCTCCCAAAGATACTTTAGACGCTGAGCTCGATGAAATCAGACAACTTGAGGAGGTAGGATTTTTACCTAAAGGATCAGCAGATAAAGCCTGGCATGACTGCCAGAGGACTTCATAGGGGGCAAGCCCCCTTCCATGCTCTTTCAGAGCCTGACCCCCAGAGGTGATAAAGAATGTCTAAAGATTTAAAACTCCAACTCCGCCTCGGTGTCAAAGATGAAGGGACAAAACAGTCTCTCGATAATGTCATTTCACTGTTAAAAAAACTGGAGCAGGCGGGTAAAGAATCAGGACAGGGAACCGCTGTTGGAGCAAAACAAGCCGCTGAAGCTATCCGGGTTTTAAAGCTTGAAACCCAGCAAAACAAAGTCGCTACAGAAGCCGGTAAAAGAGAGCAAATCGAACTCAAAAATGCTCTTATTAAAGCCAAGCTCGCAGCCCAGGAAGAACGCCAGGAATTTCAAAAGCTCAAAAACCAGCTCAATGAAACCAATAAAAGTGCTGAAACGCTCAAGAAAACATTTGGGTTGCTTGGCACAGTTATTAGCGTGGGGCTTGTTGTCAAAACGTTTAAAGATATTTCCACGGCAGCGATTGAAGCCGCTGAATCTGAAAATCTTTTTGTTGTCTCTCTCGGACATCATGTCAAAGCTGCAAGGCAGTGGTCAGAAGAGCTTTCTAAAACACTCGGCCTCAATGCTTATGAGGTGAGAAAAAATCTTGGCATTTATACGGTGATGCTCAATTCAATGGGTTTGGCGGAAGATCAGGCTTATGATATGGGCAAGGCAATGACAAAGCTGGCCTATGACCTAGCCTCTTTTTACAATCTCTCTCACGAAGAAGCTTTTAATAAGATAAAATCCGGGATCACCGGTGAAGCGGAACCCCTAAAAGCTCTGGGAGTTATTCTTAATGAAACAACCGTTAAACAAGCTGCCTATACCCACGGGATCGCTAAACAGGGTAAAGAGCTCACCGAAGTTCAGAAAATTCAGGCTCGCTACATTGCCCTGATGGAGCAAACACAAAAAGCCCAGGGCGATCTTGAACGAACCTCAGACAGTGCTTCCAACCAGATGAAACGAATGGAGAGCACCGTCAAAGATCTCTACATCACAACCGGCAATCTGTTGATTCCTACCATTCAAGATCTGATAAAGACTTTTTTAGAGTTTGTTTCAGCCCTTAAAGAGTTTGTTGAAAAACACGGTGTCCAGATACAAATAACCTTTGAAGCTATTGCCCAAACAATTAAAAATACCATTGACACGATTTTTTCTGCGGTTAATTCTCTCAACACTCTTTCTTTCGGCGGTTTTGAAACCGCTTTTAATGGTGTTTTAAGTGCCTTGAATACCGCTTCATATATTGCTGCAAAGCTTGCTAAAGAAATTGAGCTTCTTACAGCTATTTCAAAACAATCACAGGGTGTGCCAACTGAAAATGAGCTCTATCAAAAGAAACTGGCTCAAATGGGCATCAATCCTGATACGATTCCGTTGGAGGCTCAGGTTAATCCGAATCATCCTCTGTACGCTAAACTTCAACAAGCCTATGCTCTGGCAAAATCAGAACACGTCCAGCTCAAATACGGTGATCAAAATCCACATACCAGAGAAATAGAACGACTCAAACGTGAAATTGGGGATCTTGAAAAAACCTGGCTTGAAACGCAGAAAAAACTCCTCATCAAACCCTACCAGCTCAATGAAGAGCTCAAAAAACAAAACACCCAGCTTGAAGAAAAGCTCAAGGATGCAAATATTGGCGACGGTATGCTCATGCCCACCACCGGGACAATCACCAGCCCCTACGGCAAAAGAAAAGATCCTTTTACCGGTGAGATCAAAGACCATACCGGGATTGACATCGCCAATAAACTGGGCACAAAAATTAAAGCGGCGGCGGGAGGCGTTGTCCATATCGGTGAGATTGCCGGATACGGTAAAGCCGTTATCATAGACCACGGCAATGGACTCTCAACCCTCTACGGCCATCTCAATAAATATCTGGTAAAAGATAAACAACGTGTCCTGCAAGGAGATGTGATCGCAGAAATGGGATCCACAGGACGCTCTACCGGCAACCATCTTCATTTTGAAGTTCGAGAAAAAGGAAGCCCGGTCAATCCTGCAAACTATCTTTCCTCTTTAACTCCCGCCGGTCAAAAAACGACGACACAGGAACTGGCAACGTTTAAACTGCTTGAAAAATATGAAAACCTCGACTTTAAGATGAAAAGACTTGAGAACCATTTGAATAGTCCTGAGAGCTTTGGGTTGAGCAAATTGCCTTTGATGAGCAGCTCAAATCAATATGACGCTGACTCTCTCAAGGCTTTAGGGTTGACCGATCAGGATATAGAGCTTATTCAATCACAGGCTACAAAGATGTTTGAAGGGTTACAAGCCGCCGACCAGGACTATCTTAAATTCAAAGAAGAGCAACTCAAAACAGCGGATACCCTCTATCAAGACTATCTGAAAAAACTTGCTGAAGCCCAAATAGAGTATGAACTGAATATAAAAGAGATCAAAGACTCCGAAAGCGGCACAGAGGCTCAAAAACAAAAAGCCCTCGATCTACTTAAAGGGCAATTTGAAGCAGGGCAAACTAAAATCAAAGAAGAGTATCAAGCGAAAATAGCGACCATCAATGAGAAAATCCTGGATGAAGAGATAAAACTCTCTGATAAACGCACTAAAATTATTGAAACGGAACTCAAAAAGCAAATCAGTTTCAGAGAAGAAGCCAGCGAAAAGACACAGGAGCTTGAAAAAGCCACCGTCAGGATTTATCAGGATGCCGCTAATCAAAAAGCACTCCTCGAAGCACAACGATCAGGCGACACCATCGCTATTTTAAACGCTGAAGCCAAAATCAAAGCAGATAAATTAAACCAGGAAATTGAAGATATCCAAAAAACCACAGAAGAAAAGCTTGCCAGCATCGATAAAGAACTGGAGGCTGAAAAAACACTTGCTTCCACAAAAACAGAGCTTGAAAAAGAAAAAGAGGCGTTGATTGAAAATAGCCTCGCCAAAATTGAAGCCATCAAAGAAGAAGCCCACCAGAACGAACTCGACCGGATCAAAAAAGAAACGGAGGCGTATGCTGACCAGTTTGAAAAGAGGCTCGGCTTTCTCTCTAAAATTTTTGGCATTGCCGATAAAGTGATGGGCGGTAATACGATTCTCTCAAAAGTCAGCGGGTTTATAGGCTCCTACGGCTCAACCATCACAGATGCTTTGAAGTATCTGGGTGTGTTTAACCCTCAAAATCAGCAATCACAACCCGGGGGATTATTTGGGTGGATTAAAGGTCTTCTAACCAAAGGCAAGCTTCCTACAGGAACTCAGCAGGCAGCTCTTGAAAACCTCAGCCAGGGGCTCAAAGTCAATACGTCTCCACTGGCCCCATTTATCAAAGGCACCTCAGAAAATTTAGCCCAACAAGGGATCATCGGATCATCGTCGTTAGCTCAAGCTGCAAGCTCCACCACAAGCAGTGTTTCTAAACTTGGCTCCATCATGGGAAGCCTGATGAAATTTGGTGGTGGAGCCATTACGGGCGGTGTCACAGGATTTTCTATGGGTAATACCTCCGGCCCGATCGGTATGCTCGGCGGGGCTGCCAGTGGAGCCATGACAGGGTTTATGCTCGGTGGACCCATCGGTGCAGCCATTGGCGGCGGTGTTGGCCTTATCAGTGGCCTGTTTGGATGGCTTTTTGGGAGACGGCTTAAAAAAGAACTCAAACGCATTAATACCCTCAAAGATCAATTTGAAAGTCAGCTCAATAGCAACGTCCCAAGGCTGCAAGCGGTTGAACATCAAGCCATGAATGCTAAATATCTCGATGAATTTGAAGCCACGGCCAAGCAAATTGACCAGGAATGGCAATCCTTAGCGAGTCAGGAAACCCAAATCAACGATGAGCTGAATCCTGCCCGGTTTAAAAAGAAAAAAGCCAGACGTGAAGCCGTCAGAATTCAAGGGGAACTCATCGCCAATCTCAGAAACCAGCAACAAGCCTTAAATGATCTCAGAGAGCAAAATTTCCTTGCTCAAAAAGCCAGAGTGGAATACCTGCAAGAACAGGAATATGTTTATGATAGCGAACTCAAGCATCTTAGAGCCGACAATGTCCGGGATCCGTTTACTTTTAACGTCCAGAAAATGTATGCCGAACTGACCGATATTCAATACCAGTATCAAAAGGCCCTGCGTGATTTTAGAGATTCACCTAAAATTATGGCTCTGGCAAAACAGGTCTATGACGAGCAACTCAAACAATCTAACTTTAATATGGCCATCGAAAAGATCAATGTGGCTCAAAACAAGGCGGATTTTATCGATAAGATCAATCAGGCTCATTTGACCGCCATCAATGCCAATGAAGCCGAGTTTATCAAAGCGGAAAAGCAAAAAATGCTTGCTGATCTCGATCTTGAGATGCGGCAATACCGCCTGCAATTTGCGAATAATCAAGAGATGCTCACAAGAATTGTCCAGTATGAAACAGATCGCCGGGTGACTATTGAGCGTGATGCCCAGGAAAAAATCAAACAGGCCTATGAAAATACCGGCCAAACACTTGCTGAGCTGATTCAGAAACGCTCCGACATTACCAATCAATTTGACTTCCAACGAGCCAAAACCAGAACCCAGATCATTAAAGAGCAACTCGCTGAGATTGATAAGCAAATTCGGGAAGCCTTCCCGGACTTTGTCAAACAAATTCAATCGCTTGATTTCAAGACACTCAATAGCCTGCCAGCTGATCAACTCGCTCAAATTCAAACCGAATTGCAAAAAATATCCAATTACACAACCACGAATGAATTTAACAATATCATCACCATCAATGCAGAATCCGCAACGCCTTACGAAGTTGCCAAAACCATTGGCACAGAACTCGAAAAGCTACTCGCCGCTCAGAGGAGGTTTTCCACATCATGATAAAACTCATTATCGGAACACCACAAAAATGCCTGGACTGGATCAACACCATTGATGATCTGGCAGATTACACCAACTATTGGCGGATGATTGGAACCGCCCTCACCTATGATCTGGATAAAGGAGATATTACAGGGTTGGAAGGCTCGACCAAAGCGGTCACGCTCTGCAACATATTTGATATGCCGGCTATAGAAAACAACTGGCTTATCTATATCGTAGATGCTAATGACTCTCCAAGAAGCATCAATAAAATCTACTTTGGCGGCATTATTACCTCTCGCCCCAGGACATTGCTTGGCAAAGATCAGGGCAAATATATTCATTCCATCGATATTCTGGCTTCCGGTTTTAGCTATCTGGCCAATCTTCTCAAGGTTGATCTCCCCCCAATGGTCAATCAATACGCTGATATTGTCATTAATAAGATTATGAAAGAATTTTGCGATAATAACCTGGTAAAAGCCGGTACGGTCAATCGCCCAACAGAGAGACTTTCCGTCATCCGATTTAACAAAGAACGCAAACCCTTCTCGGCCTGCAAAACCATTGCTGATCTGTACCCGGCGTGGGAATTTATCATTGAACCTGTCTTTACCAATGCTTTTGCCGGAGCACACTATCATTTCAGAGAGAAAACAAAAGAATACACAAGTTTTATTCTGTCTGATGAGCTGATTGAAAAGCTTGGCCCCAATAACGCCCTGATCTCTGATGATGCCACGATGCAGGCCAATATTATCACCCTCCCCTTTTATGTCGAAGAACCCAGAGAACCGGAACGCTTTACCCAGGTCGTCACCACAAACCCGGCTGAACTCAATTCTAAAGTCCCCCTCTCCGGTCTTCCTGTCAATGCTGAAAGAACTGTCATTTATCCGGGGCTTTTTCAAACATCAAAGATTGATGACGCCCTCTTAGAAAACGATATATTCAATAATACTCCCCCTCAAGACCATATCGGCGAAGAGGGCTATATGGTCAGTGGCGATATCAATGGCATTACCGGGCTCCATTTTCTCGATGCGTCCGCCCACACTCCTGACTGGGGACAAATTGCTTTGACCAACAACCCGGTTAATACAATCTTTGAACCCCTTAAGATGACGCAGATCAGAGCCAAAGAACTCTCTATTGCAACCCTGGGAGAAGCGATCCTCTGTGCCTATTATGATAATTCGACTATCAGTGCAGAAATTACAAATGTTATTAGTGCGTCAGAATTTGAGGTGGATACCATTGCCCTCTTTGCTGTCGATATGCTGGTGAAAGTAAATGGAGAAGAAAGACCCATTCAGGCTATTACAGGGAATAAAATTACCCTGAAAGTTTATCTCAATGAGGCTCCTAATATTGGCGATACCTGTTTCGTTTCAGACTTTAATAAATCAAGAGTGATTTATGGCCTTGAATTGAAAGCGGATGGGTCTCTAGCCATTATTGAAAATGGTGTCAGCACACCTATTTCTGAAAAATACACAACAGATGTATATACCATAAGAAACATGTGTATTGTGTATGAAACCTGGACCACTGTCTCTTCTGAGACTGATGACATTATCGTCCACGACCCAACAGGCTTTGCTCCTGATGATATCCTTGAAATTCATCATCTGGGCAATAACGAACATCCCTCTGACGTGAAAGCTCTGACCATTAATGGCAACACCATTAGCATTGATACAACGCTGGGATTGATTGATGAAAACATCCGGGTGAGAACCAAACCCAAAGCCAGACTCGATATCAATGGCGGAGCCTATGGTGATGTAAGCGGTAAATCCTGGACAAATCTCGGCGTGATGACCAATACCCTGCAAACAGAAAAAGATACGATCAGAGAAGTGGGCTTTTTGATTGCCTCTCAGAAATCGCTTGTCGCTACCCTCAAAGAGTTTAAAGCCACCCTTTATCCGCCGGTGGAAGTCTATATCAACGGAGACCTGAAAGTCGCCTCCACCCCGGATGACAGTGCCGAAGCGGATATTGATTGCTTCCTTGTCGCCCGAAACGAACGCTATTTTATAGAACTGCCGACAGAAACTAAAGAAGAGTGGACATCAGGCTCTATTCTGGAAGTTCGCTACAACGAAAAACGCCTGCACGAGCTGACCAATTACAACGATGACATTATGCAGCGGGTGGCGACACAAAGAGGTTTTACCATTGACCCTACCGATACAATAGACGATATGAAACGCAAAGGCGGCGTGGAAGGAGAAACCTTAACGCTCATTCCTTATCCAATTACCTATGATGAAGCCCGAACGATCCTGGCTGAAGCCCTGGCACAAAAATCTGAAGTCAAAATTCAGGCCAGACTCGATAACTTAAAATCAAATATCCACGGAGATCTTAAGCCTGGGATGACCTTGCAGGTACAGGATCTATCCGGCTATGAAGAGACTGAAATCACTATCGATCGAGTGATCGCCTTATTAAAAGGGATCTCTGGCAATATACCTCTCTGGGAATACATTGTCGATGCCAACCGTAAAGAACGCCTCGATCAAATAATTAAAACCTACAACAATACCCCTAAACGCATTATTGATGAGGCCACCGATGATACGAAAAATACGCTCCGTGAGCATTGACTGACCGAAACGCTCCTGTTGAGCGAATCCCTATACGACTATGAGGACGAACCTTTGGATTATTTAATCGACACTTTAGGCATATACAATCAGGCGGTACAAGCAGCCATCACTCATTGCCTTGCCTATTTTGAGAATAACAAAGGCAACACAAAACCCAATGCCGCTAATCTGGACGGGATTCCGTATCACGTCTATGAAGATTCCTGGCAGTGGCAAATTAGTCCGACCTCAACCACATCAGAATGTCTGACGTTGTATCTCAGAGCTCTCATTGCTTGCAGGCAGTTTGATAAAGCGAAAGACATTGCTGATTTTATTCTGGCCTTTTTGCTTTTTGATCAGGTCAACATCCCCCACTGGTTGATTGATCTTACCGGCAATACCGAAATGGAAACCGTTCGCCTCGGAAATTTCAATAATGCTATTTTTAGCTTTTCCAGTGGTATTACAACAATCCCGGCAGATGTTATTAATTATGGTCATAAAGTCTCTCATATCAGAGGTTGCTTTAGTCTTGATGCGGAATTTCCTTACCCTGATTACTATTTAGGCAATACCTCCGGCATAGAAAAGGCCATTGATCGTTATGAGGTCAGTGAAGCCGGCTGTACAATTTATCTTATTGATACTTCATTTAGCGGCAATCTTCAGGTCTTTTACGCCTATTACAACGGGCTGATTCTCGATCAATACGATCTATACCGCACCTACCCCAGAAACACAAAATGTATCGTTAATGATGAATTTGACTATCAGCTCTCCATTGCAACCGATGGCGTTCAATGGGCAATCATCGGCCTCAAAGAACTTGCTGAAGCACTAGAAGATCCTACGTATCTTAATAAAGCCAATTTAATGATTGAAACCCTCTCCTCTGATATGGCAGTGGCTCAGCCTTTTAACCGCCTGTTTGATGCCACCTATCGAGGCCTTGTCTGGGATTCTGTCGGTACTTACGATGAATCCGGCATCAGGTTTCCGTTTTTGGATCAGGTCGATAAACACCATACTCGCTTTCATTTTGGCGGCGATCTCGAGAAAAAAGCGGTTAGCTGGGCAGTGGGAAAACCATTCTCCTGGGAAACGAATTCACTTTTAGAAATCACCGTTTCGGGGAGCGAATTTTTCGACCTCCGGCAATTTATACTGAAATCCAGCAATAAAGAATACTTTTATCCCTGGTATGACAACTTTACCGGCGATAAAACCTATTCGATTTATAAAAATGAGTTTGCAGCCATCGACACCTCGATTATCGATGCAAGCCGAACGCCCTATCTTGATGTTTACGCAGCCAGCGGTGAAACCAGTGAGTACGTTTTAAGCAAAGAAAGTTATAACAGTACTTTTAGAGATTCTCAAGGGATTTATTACCCGCTGTGGCATAAATTATCCTATGCGATGTATAAAATAAACTATAACTGGGTGGTAATCGGGGCCGGTGCACCGGGTGGTGTTGAATCAACATCTGATAATGATGTTTTAAAAGCGATCCTTGCCGGCACCACAGAACCTGACGCCTATTATACTTTTGAAGTTGTTGACCAGAACGATTTTGTCTTTGAAAAAGAAATACATTTTTCGCCCACACCGCAGGAATTTACCATCAGGCTGGGCGATTTGCGGGATCCCAACTGGAATTATGAAGACTTCCCGAATCATTTTATCACACACCCGATAAAGTCTGCAGGCATTAAGGTCAGGCCTTTATGGCCCTATGATCCGTTTATCTTTATTCAAGGCAATATTTATATCGGGGCGATTTATCTGAATTACCGGGATATCTTTAATTTCAACCAGTCTGACTTTTTGAAGTTTGAAACCAGACAAGTTACTTCCGGTTATTTTGACATCTCAAAAGCTATCCTCCATGAACCGGTCGAAGATCGCTACCCTTATGCTGGTGTGCCTGTTTTTACTCTTGAATATACGGAGCTGGGCTTGATGGCCTGGCGATCCGGGAGTTATTCTGGCTATACCAACCCGCTTGCCTGGATAAATTCTGCTGATAACTATAACGTGGCGATGCAGTTTCTCAAAGAGGCTCAAGATGAATTTCAAAAAAGGTTTGGCATTGTTGGCCCTTTTATGCCTATCTATAACAGGAATCTAACGGAGAATCTTGTCTATGACGACATTGAAGTCTGGACATTTAACGGCCCTGATCAAAACACAACCTGGATGGGCTTTCAATACAGAACGCTGGTCAATGTCGCTGAAAGCTATTACCAGAGGCTTTTCTTTGGAGATGGGGTGATTGACGTAACAGCAAAGACGATTCTAGATCGCTGGGTAAGCTTTTTAAATACCTGGTTTAAGAGCAATAGTCATCTTCCCAGTGTTGTTTATTCAAACGGACAAATTCTTTATACCTATCAAGCGGCTGATTTTATCGCCCAGGTTGGACGCTCGATGATGATGAAATACATCGTGGATAACGATTTAGAGGCTCTTCAACTCGCTCAAAGAATGCTTCTGGATCTTCTCAACCTGCAAAAAGAAAACGGAGCCTTTTATCCGACTGGCTCTAATATTTATAACTTTCATCAGGCAGAAGCCCTGTTATTCCTCGGTCAGTGGCTCAATAACTTTCAAACACTCTCAGATATCAGAAGGATGGTGATGTCAGAATGAAGATTAATGAAACATTCAAAACTGAAAACCTGATCACAATCGCTGAATTCCCGGCGATAACCCATTCTTTTAAAGACTTAAAACAGGTATCAAAAGAACTTCACGATGGAAAGTCTTTCTCTGATTATTCAGGCTGCAAGGTTTTAGGCACGTTTAAAAACCTTGTGATGGCTCGCTGGAAAGATCAATACACCATTGACCTCTGGAATCAGGCAACAACACTCCTGATAACCAATCAAATCGCTGCGCCGATCCCCACTGAAACCACACCGCAAACAGGGATTATTCACACCATTACGTCAGAATGGGAAACCAACCGAATCGTTGCTAACCCCTACTATATTTCTTATGGAATAACCGCCCCGGAAGCTGACGGCCAATGGGGTTCTCTATGCTGGATTACTGAATCAGGAGAACTCATTAACCGGGTCAGAACTGCTATCCGAAAGGACTCAGGCAAAATACTCTTTTTAGAATTAAAGGCAAGTATTAAGTAATTATGGTCGAAAAGTTTACAGGTACAGGATTTAACGCTAACGCCCTCCTCCTTGATTTCTTAAGAGATCAACAGGGGAATCCTTTGAAAACACCGAATTCTTTTTTGGTGTTACATAATCCTGTCCGAAAAAAGATTAATGAGGTTATAGACTGGATCAATCAGCTTATCACAGGTGGCAGCATCCATAATCATTCAAACAAAACCCTGCTGGATAATTTAACCAGCCTAAACGGGGTTCTTTGCTACAATAACAACCCTGTTGGTATTGGTTTTAACGGTCTTGATGGCGGCAACATCTCGGATAGTTATTCGGGTGTCTTTATTGCAATTGAAGGAGGGAATATAGCGGATCAGTACAACGAAACTACTTTTATTATTGACGGAGGCACAATTTCATGAGCCAGAAAATACAGGTCAGAAGAGGCACCGATACCCAAAGGCAAACCAAAACCTTCGATAGCGGTGAACTTGTTTATACCACAGATACCAAACAACTCTATGTCGGCGATGGAGAAACATCAGGTGGTATTTCTGTTATGGCTTCCGTTTTTAGTCTCATCAACAACATACTTTCAGGTGTTACAAGCTTTACAAAAGCCATCATCGACAGTATTACCATCGACGGCAATCAAATAAAAGCCTCTTCTACAAACGGCACTTTACTGATTGATACCCGTGAAGTTGGCACAGGGGCAATAGAAATACAATCGGGTAGCAATATTATTCTTGATATCGGGACAGGCAGCTATATCCCTATCCATTGTAACGATGTTGAGGTCGCCTGCATTGGATTTAACGGCTTTGCATCCTTTAAAGACTATGACTGTTATGGAACAGATGGATATAAATGTGCTAGCACGATAGTCATCAACAGAAATCGAGAAGCTTTTCTGACAAAAGCCACCATCGATAATATAACCGTTGATGGCAACGAAATAACAAGCGATACGGGGATAATCTCGCTTGGCAGTAACACCCTTCGCACTGAAGGCAGTATGAAAACCAATATTTTAGAGCTTGGCAATTGCGTGAACTATGCCTTGAACGGATATCTGGGAGATACATCCGGCAACAAGTGGTTTGAAGTTGCCACCATAACCCTCAATAATCAGTATGAAGGCTGTTCTCTTAAGGGATACATCGCAACAGGAGCATCTGTGATAGATTCTCTTAAGTTTGAGTTGAAGGTTAAACAGGACGATCCACTAGGACAAAGCCCTGTCATCAGCCTCAAATTTGCCAAACATACCAGTAATGCAAACTTAAAAGCAATCATTGCACAAAACGATGCGACCGCCACCGTTGTTAAAATTTATGCCTATTGTGTAAACGATTATTCAACCATTTTCTACAGGCTGTTAGCGGATTCCTTCAAATGTGCCAGCACCACAACCGTTATAGAAGGGCTTGCAACCGGAACAGAAATTGAACCGACAAGCTATTTTTCGGAGTTATCCATTAATTCACTTCTCATAAATCAAACCGTTCGCATTAAGACTGACGGTTCGTATGTCCATAAAGCCAATACAACAGCCAACAGACCTGCATCACCGACAATTGGACAGGAATATTTCGATACCACCCTCAGTATGCCTATCTGGTGGAACGGCTCCAACTGGAAGGATGCTGCAGGAAACACCGTTTAAGGAGGAACTATGACGCAACCACTTGAAACACTTCTGCCCACAATCAAAGAAGTGAACAGGTTAAAAGAAAAGCTGGAGAATGATGGCTTTAAAGGCTTTTCGGAAAACTGGAATAACCTGGCTTATGCGATTAATCAACTTGTCTTAAAAGCCGGTATAGCTTCATCGGCAAAATTACGCTGGCCGATGGTTGGACGCATTTCAGCCCCGTTCGGAGAAAAACGGACGAATT